CTGACGAGCTTAGAGATACCATTAAGCCGATGTCTGGTTCTAAGAAGAACTTCACAAGCCGCGAAGAGGTAGCCGCTATCTCGTCTGTTGGTGGTGTTGCAATGTACTACACAAAGCAGGGCCAGAAAGAACAGGGCGTTGGTAACGTTCCTCACACCGTTCTGGTACCTAAAGACAAGGTTTACTTCTACGGAACTACAGAAAGAGGTAAGGTGTCTAACGATCCAGAGAATTTCTATCCAGAAGCTCGTCGCAGATTCCAAGAATACAAGAACCGTGGAAACGAGGCAAATCCAACAGAGTACGCATTCGACTCAAACAATGCTGCTGCATGGATTGGTAAGGTCGCCTCAGAGAATGGATACGACATGCTCGTTACTAACTGGGGAGCGCCGACTAGTTACCGTGCACAGACCGTTAAGGAGTTGACTACAGAATCAGACTATACTGGTTTTAAAGAAATCCCAGAGCCAACATACGAGGTTGGTGACGAGGTGTTCTTGTATGGCAAGTACGCGATACTCACAGACGTGAAGCCAGACGTATTGACATACGAGGTAGAGAATGCTTTCGGTAGTGTTGATTCAGGCAAGTTTCCGCTGACCGTAATGACTCGCGACAAGATTATCATGGTCCAGAAGGCCAAGCCTACTGTTACCACCAAGTCTCAGAAGGTAGTGGTGAATACAATTCCTGGATACGAGCGTATGATGGGTGAGGTTGAAGGCATCTTGGAAAAGACCATGAACCGCACTGGCTCATACAACCAGGCCACAGCAAATGCAGTTGGCTACATTCAGAAGTCATCTGTTTACGAAAGAGCCGACGATTCACAGCGTGAGCAGATCATCCGTGACTTTGTAAAGCTTCGCGGAGAAAAGATCAAGGTCGCTCCGTCCGTAGGCAAAATCCTAGGCGACATCAAGGACGTTAAGAAAGTAACAGTAAACGAGAAGACTGCCCTTAAGGACCAGATCAAACTAGAGGCCAAAGCCGCTAGAGATGCCGTTGCGTTTGTAAAGCAGTTGAGAATGCAAATCTCTGGAAGGTTGAAAATGATGGCTGGCCGTGGCATCATCTCTGCCAAGCAGGCTAGCGCTATCTTGGCTAGATACGACCGGATGAACATCTTGAATCCAGACATGCGTGACAGATTCGTTGACTACATGGCCAACGTGTTTCAGAGCGCTGAGTATGCGGACAAAGTGAAAGAGGCTATAAAGCTTCGTAAGACCATCAGAAAGGCTGCAAAGAATCCTGACAACCAAGCCGAAAGCTCAAAGCTTGCAAAGACTTTTGCAGAGATCGATCCATCGCGTGTAGAAAACATCGACGACTACCTCAACAACGCTGAGCAAATCCTTAAGGCCGTATCTCGTAAGACAGGTGACGTTAAGATGCGTTCATTAGTGAACATGACCGACATGGTTTCTTACATCGACAAGGAGATCCAAGAACAAAGAAAGCAGATCAAGAATGAAATCTTGAGCAAGTACCAAGACTTAGTAGACGCCGGCGTCTTGGACAGCAAGATGACCATCAATGAAATCAACAAAGTAGTTGCCGCCATCGAAGAAAACGAAGACGAGTCAGCAGCTAAAGCTAAAGAGGCGAAGGCCGCTGTCAAGCAGATGATGGATGAGGTATCTCCAATACTGCTTCAGATCGCAAGAACAGGCGAAGACCCATTCACTGGCGATCCAATCGACCTAACACAAGACGAAAAATCAGCTATCGTTAAGCTTGCCAAGATGGACCTTGACAACCTGTCACTTGCAGAGGCCGTTAAGGCACTTGAGTACGCGAACAACTTCATTGCCAATGGCGTTACCTCTGGTATTGTTGGCATGGTTGATCTGTACGAAGGATCTCTCAACGCAGAGAAGCTTGCAAAGAAAGGGTTCAAGTCTATTCCGTTTAAGAAGTACTTCTCTAAAGTAGCAGGTAGAATTTGGGCAGAACAGATCGCGTCGTTGCCAATGCTTAACAAGTTGATGTGGGGAAGCACTAGCAGGGCCTTGGAAGTGTCTGAAGCATCTGGTGTGACCGGAGTGTCAAACGGAAAGGCAAAGGCCATCAAGATCGTCGAGAAGGCTGTTAAGGAGTATGTTGCTACGTTCTCAAAGGTTAAAGACTTCTTGTCAAGCGAGAATGTTGTTGAACGCGGAATGCTTGCATTTGTGTCAAGAACAGTTATTGGAGATGAATTCCAGGCGCAAGACGAGTTTAATAGGCGCAAATCACTCATTGAGGAAACGATCCAGGCGCTAAAAGACCCAGAAAACAGCACAGACGCCGAAATCAAGAAGGGCGAAGTAGTAGAGAAAGTCTACAACAAGATCCTAAAAGATGCCAAGAACGCGAAAGAGGTACGTGCAAATGTTAGTGAGATCAACAAGAAGGCTGTTGACTGGTGGGTAAACGAGTGGTCTAAGCACTACGACCGCATGGACGAGGTGTCTAGAAACGTGTACAACACACTGTTGTCAAGGGACGCGAACTTTACCCCTGACAGATTCCAATTAAAAGAGGTATCGCCAGCCGCCGAAGAAGACTTCGACTCTGGTTTCTTTGGAAACTTTGAGAACGTTAGCACCGAAAAGTCTGGATCACTGAAAGAAAACAAGCGTATCAAGAACTTGCCACAGAACAAGAACGGTGTCAAGACTCGTATCGTTAACTTGGACTTCGACGTTAACAACGTGAACGCATTGACAAATGCCATGGTTGACGTAGAGACTGCCGGGTCTGTTATGCAGATGAAAGGCTTTGTAACGTCTAAAGACTTCAGCAAGCTGTTCGCTAGCAAGGAAGACAAGAACGTGTCTTGAAGCGCTTAGTGTCTTATGTAAACAGAGCCAAGGGCCAAGGGTATGTAGACCAAAGCGAACTCAAGACTCTTAACAGATTAGTCAATACCGTTGCGTCGTTTGGTACCGCAAAAGCATTGTTCAGTTTGTCACAGCCGTTCAAGCAGTCTATTCCTCCATTGTTCAACACGCTCGTTCAGACTGGAAGACTTGACCTTGGCACATTGATGGTAGGTGGTTTCTCGTTCATAGACAGAACCGGTTATCCGATTGCAAACCGTGGCATTAGCTCACAGGGTGAATTGAAGTCTATCAATCGTCAGTTGGTTGAGGCTGAAAAGAACTTATTGTTGCGTGGTGTTGATGGAGTTGCTGCATACAGCAACTTGATGCTTGAGCTTACTCTTAAGTATCCAGACATCATGACTGCTCGTTCATCTTGGTTATCTTTCTACAAGAAGGGCCTCAAAAAGGAGGGCATCAAGACATCCGGTATCAACTGGAACACCCATGAAGTAAACAAGAAAGCTGCTGACTACGCACAGATGATGGTTGACTCTCAACAGAACATCAGTGACTCTGACATGCAGGGCGAGTTCATGGCCAGCAAGGATCCTGCAAAGGCATTCTTAAGAAGAGCAATCTTCCCATTGATGACATTTGTTCTTAACCAAAAGACACGCATCTGGGCCGATGTTCGCACCCTGTCAAACAAGGCTGTTACCACAGCTGAAGACAGACAGGAAGCTGCGTTGTCATTGGCAGGTGCTCTTGTAGAGCTTGGAGCGTTTTCTGCAATCAGCTACGCAGCAAACTCAATGCTGTGGGAAGTTGCAATGAACATACTTGCCGCAGTGTCTGGAGAGGACGACGATGATGACAGGGAAGAAGAGAAGAAGAAGATGATCCTTCGCAGGTCTGCATACACAGCGCAGAACTTCATGAAGGACTTCTTTGTTCCGCCGATCCCTGGTGCTGACCTACTTGCTAGCAAGGGAATCAACTACATTCTTGATGAAACAAATTTGTCTAGCGAAATTCCATCGGACTGGTTTGGCATAGAGGACGATCGTGTTAAGTTCAGACTGTACGACAAGGAGAACCAAGGTTACCTAGACATGTTGGGTACGCAGGGTATCGCACTTGAGAAAGCTTTGGAGCTTGCTGACTACTACGACATGGCCATCGATGGCACATTTAAAGAAGAGAGCTATGGCACTAAGCGTGAAAAGCAGATCCTTGAAGGAGATGCAGACATGGCACGTATCAACGCTGCGATCATGACCGGGTACTATGGCGGCTTGCTTCCTGCTGACGTGGCCTACATAGTTGGCCAGATCAACAAGAAGATCAAGAAACGCGCCGAGGTTGTTGAAGAGGAAGACTAGAATATGTGGGTGATCCTAGCGATCTGCCCGTGCTCTGGGTGGTGGAGGAATCCCTCCACCGCCTTTGGAGCGCCTTTGTAACCATTGCGGTCATGCCAGCTGTCTGTCCCAGACGGTGAACGTAGACTCTCCACAGTGACACCGATGTAGTCCTTAGACGTCTTGTGGTGCACGTGGTGTGTATACACATAGCGATGCTTGGTCTGTGCCCATGACTGTGGACTCTCTTGTGCCATCAATAACGGCAAGTCCTGTGCCTTGGCACCATCTCCATGTGTTGACCCAATCATGTTTTCCCCGTAAGTGTAGTACTTTCTGTGTGCAATAGAGCAGTCGAAGGTAATGTTTTCACTCTTAGAGAACCAAGACTGGATCGTGTCGGCCAAAAAGAAACCATTGGTGTAGTCATGGTTTGATGGGTTGAAGCAGAAGTGAACGTCTGCAACCGTAACCAGCATCTCCAATAACTCAATGTATAGCTGTTTTGCGATCAAGAAGTTGTCGTACCACATGCCGTCGGTGTCCTGGAACGTTCCAGACGTGGTGGTTCTTCTTGGTGTGTCGATGTGTAGGATATCGTTTCCTGCGATGAAAAGGATCTTGTTGATGTTGAACCCTGCGGTCTTGTCCAAGATGCCCTTAACGCCTTCCTTTACGCGTTGTACAGCGATCTGGTTGTTGTACTCCTCGCCGGTCTCGAAAGAACTAGCGAGCTTTCCGATGTGGATGTCGGCTGGATCCAATACCAACAGGTGGCCGTCACGGCTCTGACTCCTGTGGATATACTGGTACTGCGGTGAGTACTTGGACATCTGCTCGATCATCTCGTCACGGATCTCCTCGTATGACGGAGCGTCAGATCCCTTGACATTGATAGAGAAGTGTTTCCCTTTGTGCCAGTAATGTTTTACTTGTTCTGATGGTATTCCTAACTTGTCGCACTCTTGAGTTAGTGCCTTGTGTTTACCTACTTGCCTACAAACCTCTTTCCTCACTGTCTCTATGGACATCGGCAGATTGTGCTTGGCCTTTAGGTACCTAGCAATCTGGGACTTGTTCATCTCTCCTTTATCGAAAAGATCAATAGCCTCTTGCTTATATGATTTCATTTGTGTGGGTCGACTGGATATCCTTAAGGATGGGTATCATTGTCTCTACGATCTTCTTGACCTCGTCATTCTCTTGGTCCATCATAGCCTCATAGAGGTCAGTAGACAGTGAGTTCAACTCACTCATGACGTGGTTGACGTAGTTTGCGATGTTTTTGTTTTCTGATTTCATGGTTTAAAAAACAATGGGGCCGGACGAGCCAAGCCCCAATGCTCCCCAACGAGATATGAACAATGCAAATATAATGTTTTTGTTAAATAAATTGTGCAATTTGTGCATTTTTTGTGCAAACATTTGCCACTTTTTCTATTTACTGGCAATTGTTAGCAATTCTGCCGAATTATAGTTCGGAAAAGGGGGAGAAGCCCTCAGTGTTGTTGGCACTCAGTCAAAGCCACTTATAACATTCCTTTCTCAAGGGAACAACACTTTAAGAAAAAGCCCCACGAGCAGATCTGACGGTATGCAGATGGGGACTTTCGGTCTAAGTGCAAAGATATGCACATTTTAATGGTTATTTACCCCTGTTTTGGGCATTTTTAACCATCTTATTGGTTATTCTTGTGATAAAATCACAAATAATGTGTCTTAAAAAGTACAAAACCACTACAAATTGTGCCTTTTATGACCACTTATTCCCGATGGGGAATAAACAAGGCGTTCTTGTACAAAAATATACGAATGTTCCCGATCGGTTAAATGTAGCATCTTTCATACATTAGTGGCACTTTTGGTCCATAATGGATGAAAAAGCCCACACTACTGTCAAATAATGTGGGCCTTCTCGGAGAATTACCGAATTATTGTCCAGTTTTTTGCATAATAAACTGGACAGCTTTATTATGCAATTTCGCAGTTACCACCGGCACACGCGGCTTGGTCCATCAACTTTGTGTTGTCGCTCATTTCTACAATATTTGCGACATTCAAGGCGTTAAGATTTGTAACGAGTTGCTCGTACTCCTGCTTTGTGATGCTCTCGAATGGCGTCTGTGCATAGCTTCCAAGGTCTTGAGGAAGGAACGAAAGCCCATTGAAGTGAGACTTGTTCTCCCACAACCACTCCCCAACTGCCGGCCACTCTGACTGCCCCATGCTAACGGTCGCACTCACGTTGTGTGTGTTGTCTCCGCTGCGGTGCCCCGGTGTGATCCAGTGCTGGTGGAAGTACTTCACGCGCTCCAAGAACTGAATGGCAGTCTCTTCGCTTCTTGTGATCGCTCCAAGCGGTGCAGACTGCGGTACAGACACGACAGCTTGTTGCTGCGGCTTGAACACGTCGTCCTCCAACATTTCTGGGTGGTACAAAGACAGGTATGTGTACATCGCCTCGTTCTTTCCTACACGCATTCTGCGGACGTAGTACTCGTCGTGCCATGCATGGATACCAGAAGAAGTACCCAACACCAAGGAAGAGGTGCCTGATGGCTTCACACAGGTAATGCGAGCCGCCTTGTTGATTCCGATAGCATCAGAGATGGTATCATTGGCGTAAATGGCTTGGTTCACGGCTTCCTGCAAGTTCATCTTCATCACCGCACCGCTAGCGATACCGGTCATTCCGATGCCCAACAATGCCTCTTTCTCTGTGGTCTCTTTCCAAATTGGGCGGAGGTAGTGAAAGTCTGTGTAAGACGCCTGCAAGGTTCCGATCACAGAGGCCCAGTACACGCGGTCGTTAAGGTCATCTTGGTCCTTGATGTCAGAGGCGTTGACCTCAACCAAGTTACAGAACTGGAACGGGTTCAAAGCGATTTCGGCGCAAGGATTGGTTCCCATGTTCTCGTTGTCACTGAAGTAGAAGCCCGGCTCACCAGAGTTGCTCAGCTCAATTTTTTTCCAAAGCGACATGAACTCTTCTTTAGATACACTATCACGGTTTAGGATGGCCGAGTTGTTTGCACGTGCACGCTGTGGGTTAAGTTCCCACCAGTTGCCGAACTTAGACGTGAGCATCTCTTCATCGCTGATGTCAAATAAAGCGATCATGGCACTGCGTCTGATACCACCACTCAACACCGCGTCAGCGATAAAGCACATGATGTCATGACACTCCAATGACGTAAGCATCTCCCCGTCTTGCTTGCGGTCAAGCACAGCCTGTATGTGCATCAAGCAGATCTTCAAAGGCTCTGGTCCCGGAGCTACACCACCAGAGGTAATCAAACGCTCGCCCTTTGGTCTTACAGCACGGAAGTCAAACGCTGGGATAGTAGAGCTCAGACCTAAGTATCCCTTTATCAATACCTTCACTGCGTCAGCCCAGCCCTCGATAGAGTCGCCAACTAGGTATCGGCGTGTCTTGATGGCCTTACTGATCGGTGGCAACTGGTCGATGTTGAAGCTCTGTACAGAGTATCCAACGCCGGTGCCACACAACAACAAGAACATTGTCTCAGAGAACGCACGGTAGTCGTTAACTGACAGGTAAGAGCAGTTGAACAGTCTGGTGTTGTTCACCTCGATGGGGCGGCCACCGAACTGCAACGAGCGCATAGACGGAAGGATCTTCTTGTCGTACACCAACTCGTAGGCACGCTCGATTGTAACCGACAGGTCAGGGAACTTTTTCAAGTGCATCTGCTTGTTGCGGTCAACAAGTTCTTTCCATGTCTCTCTTCTGTTCAGCTCTGGCACGAAGCGTGCGTACTTGGACCATACAACGATGTCCGATAGTATTTCTTTTTCTAGTTCCATAGTTTAAAATTTCTTACCGTGTTTATGCTCTCTCGTACTGTTGTACGCCATTTTAAGTTGAACGTGATTGTGAAGATCAATGTCAAGACCCCCGCATAAATCAAACAAACGGATAGCCACGTCAGCCAGTTCGTCCTCGAAGCTAGACTTAACATTATTTCTAAAAATTTCTGCATACTCTTCTTTTGTGCCTCCCCTTGCGAAGAAGTCGTCTGATAATAATTCTACGGCAGCCTTGTCTGCGTAGTGATCTTTCCTCAAGGCTTCAAGGGCCTCTGCCACTTCTGATACGATGAGCATCAGCATCTCTGGCTTGTTTCTTTCTCCTTCCCAAAAACCCTTGTCCTTGGCTACTTGGTGTGCTTGTGATATTAATTTTTTCATAGTAGTTCTTTAAATTTTTCGATTGAATCGCAGACTAGTGCCTCGATCCCTATTGCGTTCAGCTCCTTAATTCGATACTCTTGCAGTGGCCTGGCTTTCCCTCCCTCCCTCTTGACCTCAACAAAGACAGTTCTCCCCGCCCGATACATGTACAGATCGGGGATCCCTGGTTTGTTTGTGCTCAAAAGTTTTAGGACGTACCACCCAGAATCTTCAGCAAGCTTGATCATCTTTGATTGCAGCTTAGATTCTAACATGGGACTACAAAGATAATAAATCCTTCTTAAAATGGGACACGGTGTAAGGCTTTTTTTGTTGAACAACTTTGTAAATTTTCTCCTCAATGCCGTCTTCCGCGAAGATCCAGTACACGTTATTCTCTAGCCTGTCCATCGTAGTTAGGCGATCCCTGCTCTGCCAGTAAGACGTGGCGGAGAAGTCGATGTTATAGTATACCAAGAAATCGGCCTCCTTCAAAGAGATGCCCTCACGCCCCGTGACAATTTGTATAGCAAAATTGTTACACTCACCTGCATGAAATTTTCCTAAATCAGTGGTCATATCTTCTTGAAAGACAGACAATAAGCATTTTAGCTCCTCTTGGAATTTGTAGAAGACCGCTATGCGTTTTCCTGCAAAGCGCCCCTTGATGAACTCAGCCTTAGTTTTGTCTAGCACGATGGACTTTCCTGACTCTAGTATGACAGTTCCGCTGTAGATCTGGTGCAGTTTCTGCATCAGCTTGACCGGCGTGTCGGCGAGTATCAAGTCGTCCTTGCCCTCGAACAGCAGGTCACGCTTCAGCTTGTCTGCGATCATGTATGTGGTGTTGCTCATCCTGACCTTCAGCACGTGCTCGTTTACTTTGGAAGTAAAGCCAGCCTCGTTCTGCGTGTAGCTGATCATGTATGGCTTAACCTCTGCCATGATCTTCTCTTGGATGCCATTGGAGTAGTCGTGTACACGAAAACCGTTGATCATCCGCTCCCAGATCTTGACGTAGCTGTGTGCCCACTTGTAGAACGTCGGCTCGGCAAACGGAGACCGGTATCCAAGTATCCACATCTGGTGGTACATCTGCGAGTATGACTCGGGCGATGGCGTTCCAGACAGGAAGATTACATACGGGTCGCAGTGATGTACTAAGCGCCTAGCCTCGATCGCCCTTAGCGATGGCTTGGGAAATGCTCCCATGCCATGTGCCTCGTCGAATACTATCGCGTCGTAGCATATGTCTACTATCTTGTGCAGGCTCTCGTAGTTTATGAAGTCGCACTTGTACGATGGAGCCAGAGCGTTGTAGTCTTTCTTGATTCCTTCGATCGCTTTCTTCTTCGTTACAAAGAGCACACTCGCAACACCGCCCGCACAGTCAAGTGCGGACAGTGCCGTAAGTGTTTTACCGGTTCTAACCTCCATGGAAAGATATGCAAAACGAGGGGCATCCCTCAATAATTTGCAAGTTTTTTCCACGATAGCCTGCTGATATGGCCTTAATGTGATTTTATTTTCCATTAAAACTCAAATTCAGTTTGTTCTGGTTCACTACGTACAAACTTGATCCATCGTCCAGAGCCGTCGCGTCCCTGCTCTGGCGTCTCACCGGTGTAGAACAGGCCGAATGCCTCAAGCCACTTGTAGAACTTGTTCAACGAGATCGATGTCTTTCCGCGCTGACCGTAGTCTGGGTTGTCCATGACGAAGTCTTTGTGAACGTCCTCCTTGTAGATCTTGGTGTTGACCTTCACGTACTTGTTCTCCTTGTCTGTCATCCACTCCCAGAAGTTGTGGTCCGTCTCGGCGATAAACTTACGCGTCTTCAAGTTCTTGAAGTCTGATCTGATAAAGCCGAAGCAGAGGTAGTTCTTCAAGTTGTTGACCATGTAGTTGTCAAACTTGCACCAGTCGTCCTCGTTCCAGTCCTCAAACAACAGACGGCCAAACTCAACCTGTGGCGTAAAGTCCTTGCTGTAGTACTGCTTGAACTCCAGCTCCCACTTGCGTCGCTCGAATGAGTTACCCTTTCCCTTGATCGCGTAGTTGGTGGTGATAACTACCTTCGGCGACTTGTGGAACGGGATCTTGATGGCGTCCTTGTTCTTCTTCTCAAGCGTGATCCCCTCTGTTACGATAGAGAACAAGCGCTCGAAGTCAAAGTTGCGTCTCACGTCATCGAACACAATGATCTGCGTGTCGGTCGACACTGTCTGGTATGCAAAGCTCCTCTCGAAGTTGAAGCTCTTACCATCGATCACCGCCGACTTCTTCATCCGTGAGATGGCGTTCATGAACAGTCCCTTACCGGTTCCTCCCTCTGGGTTGTCCGTGATCACCTCGTCGTTGATGATGACCGCTGGGCAGTAGCCAAGGTTCTTGTAGCTGTGGAGCAAGAAACCAATCGTGCTCTCAACAGAGCGGATGCGTTCCTTCTCGCCGCCAGACACGTTGCTGATGAACGTCTTAAAGTCACATTCGTAGGCGTCACAGATCTGGAAGTCTCTGTCAATCACTTGGTCCTTCCACACGTAGCCACCGAGGTCGACGTAGTCAATCATGGTGATGTCGTTGCAGGTCACCTTTACGGCGCAGTTGCGGTAGTACAGGTAGGCATTTTCCTTGTCGTCCTCCACAAAGTACACGTCAACCGGAGACAGAAGCGACAGGAAGTCCTCCTTAAAGTAGCGTGTCTTGTCGGCAAAGTGGTTGTAGATCGACAGGTCGTCCATCCTAAACAGGTAGTCTAGAACGAAGTCTTTGATTTCATCTTCAGTCGTATTCGATATAAGGTTGTTCGTAACCTTAACGAAAATATAATTCTTTGTACCTTCCGGTGAATACTTGAAATAGCCATGGTCTTCTAAAAATTCTTTTAATAGGTAGTGCACTACAGAGACCACGCCCTTGGAGGACTTGGTCCAAAACTCTTTGTTTGATGAGTCCTCTTCGATCTTCACCATTACGGCGTCGGTTATCTCGTCATTCAGACCGGACTCTCTCAGCTGTTGACGGATATCCTTTTTTGGCACGCCCTTCTTTATCTGACGGCGAACGTTGTCGATGGCATCTCTGTCCTCGAAGTACTTGGTGGCGAAGTTCATCTCCTTGCGGTAGGCGCTGTCGATCGTCGTTCTGATCTCAGACAGCGGGAATCCGTCGTGGGCAAATTCACCAAGCACGTAGGTGGCCAGCTCCTTGTTGACACCAAAGTCATTGAAGGCGGCAGCCAGCACGTAGATGTTCTGGTTTCTCTCCCCAACAACGATGCCGTACTCTCGGTCCCACCACATGCGAAGGCGTCTGATGATTTCGTTCTGGTCGGTGACGGTGATGGTCTTCCTGTTGGCCGGCCTCTCGATCGGCTCGAACTCCTCCTCTGCCAGCTTGTCCCACTCCTTTGAGTCTGGATTATGGTAGATCAACGGGTCGTAAGACTCGTAGCACACACGTGAGATGTTCTTGGATGTCTTGTCAAACTGCTCGCAGTTGTAGTACTTCTCGAGTGCCTTGAAGTATGTCTTGTGCTTGTTCTCGTCTGCCGGTATCTTGACCAGCAACTTTAGCCCGTCACCAGACGGAGATATGAACACAGACAGGGTGTACTTGTCCTTTGTGAACTCGTCCTTCTTGGCCAGCATGTCCGACTTCTTGGCAAAGCCATCAAAGTCGAGGCAGATAACGCCAGAGTGGTTGACAAGTGCAGAGTCTTCCCTGCGTGTGAACTCACCGGAGAAGCAGATGGCCGGAAGCTCCTTCTTGACTAGGTTACGCTTGTCCTTGTCCTTCTCTTCTCTGATCCTCTTTACGATGTCCTTCGACTTCCCCTCCCTGATGCGGTGGATTATGTACTCTACTGACCTGTAGAACGGAGCCGAAGTATCCTTGATACTTTTGAATATTGTTACGTTTTTCATTTAATTTAAGTTTTGCTCGTTTGTATAATTGAAATGCGGCATAGCGTGATATGCCAAGTTTAATGCCGGCCTTCCCGTAGGAGTAGCCCATGTCCTCTATGAGGATCAGCGACGCGTACTGCATCGCCGTGCACCCACCAAGGTCAAGGCTTACCATCGAGTATGTCTTGAAGTGCGTCCATTATTGACTGCTGTACCTCTCCCCAGTACATGTGGCACTTTCCGTCCTTGATCGGAGGCTCAACGAAGTATGACTGGTACTCATCCGCTGGTGCTGTAAATCTGTGGCAGGTATCCTTCATTGGACACCCGTCCCCATTGCATTTAGTTATGTCGCTCATAGTTGTTTGATTTCGTATTTTACATTTTCCCAATAGGTATAAACTGCCATTGGTACGTTTAATTGGAAGTCAAATGAATTGCATTGTATTTCTTTGACTATTCTTTTAACGCAAATTAAGGCGCAGGCGATTGCCTCGTTTCTCATTTGCAAGCCAACGCCATCAAATTCATTGACTAAACTTTGGGCCATCTCTTTCGGTGTCATAATTTTCTAAGTTCTTCTTTAACTATTACGTAGTATTCCTTTGAGCCCTCTTCAATCTCGCCGTCAATGTCTCCAGCCCAGAGAGCAACTTCTATCAGCTCATTAACGCAAACCATCGCACAATCTCTCGTTGTCAATGCGTGATTGAAACTCTCCTTTAGCTGTAACGCTCTTTCGTATGGTGTCATAACTTGTCTATCTCTAGTCTTACTCTGTGAAGGTACTCGTACATCTCGTCGGCTTGCTTTCCAGTGAACGTAAACGCCACACCGAGCATGCTCTGAATTTCTTTTGTCGCGAACAGCTTTGCGGTCGGCCACTCGACCCGTGAGTCGTCGTCCATCTTAAAGCTTGTGTTCTTCAGGTAGTACTCGACCATCCGCATGGCCTTTTCTTTTGCTTCTATCATGTGTTATAAATTTAATTGCTTCTTGTATTGTGTCAAACTCTCCGACCCTCTCTTGGTCCACGTAAACTCTTATTCTCCTCTTGTTGTTGACAGTCGCCCGTACAATTCGAGCGTACAAAGGTACTCCGTTTGTGTCGATTTTTTGCATTTTGTGTCGGTTTTTTGGCGTTTGTGTCGATCTAGTGTCGATTTCAAAACAAAACGACACAACCAAACGCATTGAATTTCTGTTACTTAACTATTTAGTGTCGATTTTTACTATTCTCATTACTTTTTCAGAGAAAAAATAAAATAGTATATAAATATATATATACAGTAGAGAGACAGAAAATCGACACATCGACATGGGTGGAGTGTTTCCACCCATCCCGAAGCATCGGTTACCTTTTAGAAGGGCAACTCCTCTTGTGGTGGCTCTGGAGCCTTCTTGGTCTCATTAGAGCTCTTCTCAGCCACTGTAATGGTTCCGGTAGTCCAAACTACCTTCCCGCCTCCGATGTAGCTCTTAGAGGCCTTAGAATCGCGTTCTTCTTTTGTCTGCGACTCGTAGATGGAAGCGTTCTTGCCCCACTGGTTGGTTTGGTCATCTACAGAGATGGTTACGTCAAGGTACTTGCCGTCCTTGATTTTGCTTTTCGTGATCTTGGTCACGTCGATCGATAAACTGATTAGTGTACTCATAGTGTTTCTTTTGTGTAGTATTGGGTGATGTCTTCTGTTTTATTTGGGCCGAAGAACTTGCGCCACACTTCGATTGCTTTCTGCACCTTTTCCTTCCCTCGGTCTAGGAAGTCCTCTGAGCAGTCAAACAGGCCGGTCTTGTTGCTCCCCTTCTCAACGGCGATGAAGATAACGGGCTTTGCAAAGATCTGGTTGTAGATGTACGCCTGCGAGTCGTAGTTGTACTTTCTCGCCGAGTACTTGAACTCGTCTAGGCTACTGGTGGTCTTGAGGTCGATCACGAACTCGCTTGAGATGATGTCTGCCTTGCCCTTCCATATCTCTCCACACACGGCTGATATTCCCGGCTGTTCGTAGATGTTTCCGTCTTGGTAGATCATGTCAAAGAAGTCCATGCGCCCCTTGATCGAGTCAACCATGGCCTCAAGCTCCTCTACCTCTTTCGATAGTAGGATGATCTCGGTGTTGTGGGCCTCGACCATCTCCTTGTACGCCTTGGTGTTCCTTGACGACACGTCGCAGATCAGAAAGTTTACCAACTTCTCTGGCTCAAGTAGTGCCGTGTGAAAGTACGAGCCCTGCACCATTGGGACTGTCTTCTCCTTGTCCTTGCCGAAGGACGCCGGATCTCTTAAGAGAGACCCGATGTCCGAGTTTGACAAGAACTTCTTACCGAAGTCTCCGTAGTAGTCAGAGTCGTTGTTCAGCCTCGCTAGGATGTCTTGGCTCACGACGCAACCTCCTTGTTGACTTCCGTTCTGATCACGTCGGTCACGTTGTACTTCTTAGACAACTGCTCGAGGATAAACTTAGAGCCCTTCTTCTTGTTGGCGTTCACGTAGTTCATTACCTTGACCCAGTTCTCGTCTCCGATGTTCAACTCAATGATGATACCCTCGGCTGGCTTAGAAGCGGCGGTCGCTACTTTGTCATCCTCTGGCATGTCCTCACCGGCGTAGATGTACAGACCCAGTCCGTGCAGGCCAATGGCCTTGGTGGTCGAGCGCTGGATGGCCTTGTTCACGTCGAACGACGTTACCTTCTCAACGGGGATCGCATTGTTGCGAGCGTCCATGATCGGCAAGTAGTCGATGTGCTCGATGCCAGCGATGGTCACGCCTACCTTTACCCAAGCAGTGCGCCCGTCGGTGTGGTAGTTGTTGCCCAGTGCGTTCTCGTACACAGTTCTGTTCATGTCTGGGCAGAGCTTCTTAACCTCTTGCCACGCGAAGGCCCATGACAAGTACGTCAGGTTGCCTTTCTTTTCCGTCATCTTGTTGACGTTGATTGCATTTAATTCTTTAAACATATTTCTCTATTAATTTATTTAAGTACCACTGGGCCTTCTTGAGGTCCTCTATTTTGTTCTTGTCCTCGTAGCGCCACATGTACTTCATGATGTTGCCCTTGAGGTAGCCACAGAACTGTTCGTTACTCATCGAAGCCTCGATGGCCGCGATGCATTCAATGCCAGACTGGTTGTAGTGAGCTGGCTTGTTTACGCTGTCAAAACTCATATGCAAATTTACGATTTAGTCCTCTGATTTCCAAGGATTTGGTGAGAATTTTAGTCCGTACATGAGGGAAATCCACGACATCTCTAGCTTCGCTGGCTTCTCGTACATCCTTAGATTTTTCTTGAGGTACGCCTCGCCCCATGCTCTCCACTCGTCGCTCTGCTCGATGGTCATTGTCCAATCGGTGTACCACTCGTCCTTTCTTCCCTTGACGTCGTCGAAGGTTACTTCGTGTCCGGCAATCTCGAACATCTTGTTGATGATGTCGATCAGCGCCTTCTCTCTTTTCTCTCCGGTTGTTAGTCTCTTAGCCATAGTGTGTCTCCTACATTTTTGTGCTCAAACATCATTACTTGGTAAGTCTTTCCACACGTGTCCTTTACTGCGTAACGATACGTGCCGTCTTGGTTCTGGAACGATGCCAGAATAATAAAAATTCCTATCAGTTTCATTTCATTGTCTTTAGTTTCTCTACGTACCCCGGGTCAGTAGCGTACCGCCCGTTGATGTTACCCAAGTACCGGCCCTGTATGTGAGCGTAGCACTTGACGTTGTCTCGGTACGAAGCATATTTTGCATATGCTCCGTAGCGACCAGCCACATGCTTGCAGTTGTGGTATGTGATCCCGAACAGGTTCTTGGCCTCACGCCCAACCTTGGACTTGCCTAGGCCAGACTCGATCGTTGCCTGTGCAACTGCCACGTTTGGAAGGACCACGCCACTAGCAACCAGTTCTGCGGTCAGTCCGCTGTCGGTCAGCATCATGTCACCGCTCTCTTCGCTCACTATCACGGAGTGGTAGACGTGCTTTATCTTCTCGGGGATGTTTGCCATGTAGACCACGCTCAAGCCTAGGCCGATGTTCAAACACAGGCTGGCAATCATCGGCTTCTTCCAGTCATACCAGAAGGAAGTGGTCATGTCATCATTGATTACGATTCGTTTTCTCATACTTGTTTTGATAATAGTCTGAGCCAGATATGATCCAAGGCTCATAAAGAGCGTCGTCACATGACTCAATGATTTGTTTTCTTTCATGCTCCAGTGAGAGCAACAATTGTTCCTTAAGCCACAGAGCCTCTTGTAAAGCGCCCATGTGGAATCGTGCGTCGGTGCTAAGCGTCTGTGCTTGCGAGTGAAACGATATCCGTTTCTCCACCTCCGCTATTAGTTTTTGAATAGGGGTTTTCATGTATCTTTCTTAATAAGTTTGTTCGTTGGTCTTGAAACCTTGTCACGTCCTGTCCAGAGGCGAGTCTGTGCTGAATGATTCTGTTAAGTGCGTCCACTTGGTACTTGTATGTCTCAAATTCTACATACTTTGTTCCCATGTGCCATCCGTCTGTCTCAAACACTGAGTACTCTGATGGCTTTAACTTCTTGTAGAAGTCTCCTCCGAGTCGTGTGTTCTTGATGACAATCGCGCCGTCCTTGAATCTCTCAATCTTGCATCCGTTCTGGATGGTGAACAGAGAGTCGTTGCCTATAAAGAAGGAGTTATCCTTGTCCGATCTCGCTTGCTTCCAAATATCTTCTAGTGTCATTGATTAGTTTGTTTTCTCGTTTGTAAAATAAAGGGTTGGTAATCCAGTTGTCCGCAGTGTAAATGCCATGGATTACAGTTGAGTGGTCGCGACCACCGAGCAGTCTCCCAATGGTAGACAGCGTCAACTTCATGGTATCACGAACTATGTACATGAATAGGTGTCGTGCAGTAACCAGTTCGTCGCGTCTGCTCTTCACGTTGAACGTGTCGAAGTGCATGCCAGTTACGTGCTCTACGGCCTCTACAATACGCAGGATCGACGCGATGTCTTCGCTCGACAGATGTGAGAGGTCTAGTGTCTTACGCTTGGGCTTGCACATGTCACGCACAATCCTCGCCACTTCGATGCCTGTGTACGCCTCGTGCTGTCGCTCGTGGAAGTAGTTTACTATTTCCTTCTCCATGTCTTTAAGTTCTCGTGGAATTCGTTAAACCCTTCAATGGGCTGGTCGTACTCAAACTGGTAGGGGGTGGCTTCTGCCACCTCCTCCTGCTTAGTAAATAGATTCTTGATTAAATTAATTACTCGTTTCATTTCAGTTCAGTTTTTGTTAGTGTAAATGTAGTTCTTGTGTCCTCTCCTACCCACAGGTAGGTGTCACCAATCTTGTCGTAGAACTTTCCTTGTTCTCCCGTCATCTCGTTTGCCGTGTCCAGTATCTCTTGGTCGTTCGGCTCAGACGTAAAGGCGCAGACAATCTGTCCGTCCTCTATTAATACCCACGTGAATGTCATTCTTCTATATGATTATGTTTTAACTCACACACCCAAGCGTTTTCAAATTCGTAAATCCCGCAATGCAATAACGCATTATCGTAATCTTCAAATATCTTCACATTGCCATCGGCATCTTTGAAAAATTCTTTGCTGATAATGTCTACAATGATGTATTTAGTCATTGTTACCTCCTTTTATTTTCAAATGTTCTATAAATGCTTTTAATATTTTTGGTAAATCAATCTCATAAAGCATTGTATATTCTTGCTCACCTTGTTCTTTCTGAAATTTTTGTGTTTGCCACCATCTCCATATCTCTTCATTATTTGGTAGTTCGATGGGGGTTAACAATTCAACTTCATCACTACATTTCCCCTCAATATGAAGTCTACCATTATGTACCCCTTTAAAATATATCTCTTTAACCTGTTCTTCTGTGTATAGTTTCATTGCTCACCTCCTCCGTAGGTTAATCGAACTTCAATTGGTTGTACACCATCTTTGATTAAGTCTTGGTCTGTTGTTAAGATAATTTTTTTAAAATATGAAAAATGATGATTACTTGAAGATAGCAAAGGTTTTGAAAAAAGATACTCTCCGTTTTTAGAATAAATACATTTTACAATTTCTAATTCATTAAAAATAACCCAATCTCCCTCTTTAATTTCTTCATCAGAAGTGATGTAGGTGTTTTTTGCAATTTCCAATGCCGTTTGTTGTTTATTGTTTGTCATTGCTTACCTCCTTGTATTTTATTACGCATCCATTTTGCGCCTCTCTTAAATGCTTTGTATTGACGAACATTAAGTGAGTATGTGTTGTGATTTGCGTACAAATCAAAAGATTCTTTCTCTATCTCCTCATCACTTGGTAGTTCGATGGGGGTTAATTGATTTAAAATACCACATTCTTCTAATGTTATTAGATAATTATATTTGTCTGCCATTTGAATAGCCATCTTTACTTGTTCTTCTGTGTATAGTTTCATTTGTTACCTCCTCCGTAGGTTTGTTCGTAGTAGTGTTCACCAGTTAGTGGTAATGTACTTTCAGGATAATCAATTCCATGAACTGTTCCTTTGTTGTATGCAGTTTCAATTCTTTCCTTCTCCATTTCTTTGGCTTGTTCAATCAATTTAAATCTTTTAGTTCGAAATTCATAAATGTTTATTTTGTCAATAGTAAATTGATTAAATAATTTTTCAATTTCATTATCGTACCACTCCAATGCCGTTTGCTGTTTATTTTCTATCATAATTTTTCAATCATTAAAATCCACATATAAATAAAAGTCATAAATGCAGTTAATATAGAAACTAATAAAAGTATTTCTGCCGTCTGTTGTTTGTTATTACTCATTGCTCAACTGCTTTGTAGGTTTTAATTGATTGTAGTTTATTGGCTAAATGCTCATTATGAATACGAGACCCTAAATGGCTTAAACATCTATACACATCTGCCATTATATTTGGTCTATGCGCATAATCGTATCGCATTGAAACTCCTAATGATAATATGTTTATTGTTCCACCATTTACTACTACATTTTCAACTCCGTTTAATCTCAATTCTTCGGCTATTGATTCCATATAAGTTAATTTCCAATCTTTCACTGCAGTTTGTTGTTTATTGTTTGTCATTGCTCACCTCCTCCGTAGGTTAATGGAACTTCAATTACCTGCACTCCGCAATGGTCTGCGTTATCCCATAAAGTAGAATCATCACAATTTAGAATCTCTAATAAATGTCTTGCTTCTTCTTCCGTTGTTTCTTTAGTATTGTAGATGATGAGAGTTCTTTTTGTGGTGATTGGTGCTAAATTCATAATATGTTTCTTAATCATTGATTCATGAAATTTTTCTGGGTAATTTTTAAGGTAATCTCTAATCGCCTCAGCAGTGTTTAGCAATTGTTCTTCTGTGTATAGTTTCATACTTTGTTTATTTTGTATTTAATTACTTGTACCGCTGAGTATGTGAAAAGGCATCCGCTGGCGGTCAGCGTGATGACCATGAAAGTGACTGGGCTGTAGATGCAGAATGCAACCAGGCCGATGGCTAGTAACAGCGTTGATGCGATTGCCAGTATCTCAAGTACGCGTCTCATTTGTATATCCTCCTACTTAAGTATTTCTCTGCAACAAAGAACCCACAAGCGATGCGTATCATCCAGTACTGGGTGCATACATACTGGTGTACCTCCTCCTGTTTGCGTTTGTCCCAAGCGCGTAACTGACCCTTGTGCCAGAAGTAAACGTAGCGTCTTTTAATCTTCTTGAATAGTTTAGTGTTCATAAATTCCAATCGTTATGTTGTCGTCTCCGAGGTATTGAATTAGTAAGTAACGCCCATCCTTTGTGAGCATGTTTTTGTGTCTCTTCATGTAGTAGAAAACGTCCTCCAACATGTGGTCTTTGTCGCTCTCCTCCATCGTGTCTTCCAGCAACTTGTACTCCGAAGGCATCGGTAATGGCTTGTCAGCCCGTGGGTCGTATCCAAAGCCATCAACAGCATAGTTGTCAAGAGGTATAAGCCTGTCAACCTCGGCCTCACATGTGTGGCATATTACAACCTTTTTGCTGTCGTCTATCGGATCGGATATGGCGTATCCGTCACCGCATCCACATGACTCAAGGGTTAGTGCGTAGGACTGCTGTCCATTGTGCATGTCAAGAAGCATACTCCGTGCCTCTTGAGAATTTTTTGCGTAGTATCTCATTCTTTACAAATTGCTAGTTCAGTCTCGCTCACGAACTCCGAGAAGTATCCGTGCTCAAATAAAAAGTCTTCCAGTTCGTCCGAGTTGCCAACACTGATGGATATCAGTGGGAATCCCTTGGAGTCTTTGCCGTTCGACCTCACGCAGAAACAGTCCGCGTAGGCCATCATGCATGGCTCTTCCACTATCACAATTGACGGGAAGCGTTCAGTTAGTATGTCTTTAAATTTCATAGTCTTGTTTAAAAAGGGAGACCCATCAGTCTCCCACATTAAAACCTTAAAACAAATATCATTTACAACCTATCGTTGAGGGCTAGTGATGGCTAGCCTTTGTGCATGGGTGGGGGTTTGAACCCCGTATACCCGTTCATATCCCATGCTGTTCACCGCATCACCCCGTGGTGTTCCACCCACGATTCAAAGGACTGGGACTCAGTCCAGTGTGCGTACATAATTGGTCGGTCATTCGACCGCCAAACAATCGTCCAATATGTCAAAGAACGTGGCAGTACCATGTTGTTGATGTCAACAATATGGTCTGTCGCTCACCCCAAGTGATCCGCCTTGGCTTAGGCTGTGGGACTCACAGCGGTGGTTGATAGCAGAGAGGGGACTAACCCTGCTCTGCTATGTATTTGTTTACCGCCTCAATCAACTCCAATCTGTCTTTCTTTTTCATTATCTCAAGCAACTCCCAGTCTAAATCCTCAAGGCTCTCCCAATAACCCTCTGATGCGTCCTCTAGTAGGTTCTGCATGTACTCCTCTTCATCTTCCATGTATCTGAATGCGAAGTAGGTAGTGGTAACGTCACGTGTCTCCTTACCATTACAGCAGTCATACCATCCACCGAAGTTGTCTCCTGTCTCTTCGTATGTAGAGGTTATCTCTAGTTGGTACACGTCAGACAATAATCTAAAGAACTCAGAGACTGGACTCCATGCTGAGTCACCGCTCAATACACCACTAGTTGCCGAATGTCTTTCCCACATTGGTTCAAACCATCGTGATCCGAATGTTTCGTACACGTCTTCATCAGTTGGCTCTTGCCCTAGTACTTTATAGAACGCGTTTTTGTTTAACGATGATGATATCTTGGTAGCCTTGTTCAAGGCTTTCTCGAACTTGTCAAGCATCTGCTTGCTTCCTTCGATTGATGCGGAGTTGTAGCAATGATTAGCCATGTTGAATGATATTTAAAAAGTCAGACTTGTCTACGTAGCATGTCGCGTCGCAGTATCTAAGCACTCTAATGACCTCCTTTGGGCTGGCCATGAGGCTGAAGAAGTGGATGTCCGACGTGCGGTAGGCGAAGATTGAGTCGTGACATTTGTCGTACTCTCTTGCCATGAAGGACGATACCGCAGTCTTGCCACATAGTGTGTAGACCATGTCATTGGCTGGCTCTTCGATGGCAAATCGGAATCCCATCCAATGGCCGAAGTCATCGAATACGTTGTTGTTCTCAATCAGTGACTCGGACTCGTCGTCCCATAACTTGTATACGGGGTAGTTTGCTTGTACTAGGATTTGTGCAACACGTGGCTCAATGATGTACCACGTAAATCCGTCTTGTGTTGTGAATGTTTTGTTCATATCGTTTTAGTTTGTTAGGGTTGTTTGGTTGGTTGGTGTAAACTGAACTTTATTCATTTTGCATGTACAATATTAGTTACTATCTTGTTGATAACCTAATTTATTTGTCATTGAATTGTCATATTTCCCAGCCATTAGACCAGTAGCGTACAGCGTTTGCATATGTGCCCTTGGTACATCCTTTCAGTTCGTCGCGTGACGGGATGCGGTTGCCGTAGTAGTCCGTGAATGACTTCTTGGGTAGGAAGCAAATCCCCATCTCAAGTAAGCGCATTGCCTCACGTCCCATTGACCCTTCCATTGCCCATACTGAGCCGTTGTTGATGAGTCGTTGCATGTAGTCAACACCTGCTGACTTTTGTCTTGAGTAAATTGTTTGTATGTTCATATGGTTCCCAAGGTCAGACTCGAACTGACTGCATGCCATTGGCTTGGGATGGGACGTTAGTCCTCGTCGCGTAGCATCATCTTTGCTAACGCCTCGTGAAGTTCCTTTGGTACAAAGTCCTCGACGTGTCGGTACTCTTGAATCAGTCGCTGGATGTAAATCGAAAGGCTTTGAAGTTCCACCGCCTCGTTCGGGCTGGGCTCCACCAACTCGACGTTGGTGTATGTCTCGATGATGTTGCACTGCTCCAACTCCTCGTGGTTCACCTTGTCGTCGTTGTCTCCAAGCCAATCGTGTACCTCTTGGATGCTCTCTGCATCTACTACCAACTCCGTGGCGTAGGTTCTGCTAATTACTACGTTGTATTTCATTTTAAGTTCTCCTTTATGTATTGTTTGAATTCATTGCTTGTTCTCATGTAGACCTTGTCTACCAGTACCCATGTCGCGTTGCTCCACTTGTAGTTCGTCTTGATTTGGTTCCCTCCGTAGAGGTAGAACTCTTGCTCGATGAATACGTCTGGCTTGATGTTGGAGAATACGCTCTCGTTTACCCGTTGGTACTCCTCGTTGAAGTACTTGTCAGACAATTTTAAGAACTCCTCGATGGTGAATTTTTGTTCAGTGCTCATTGTTGGTTTAGTTTAGATTCGGTTACAAATGATATGATTTGGTTCAATTGGATTATGTGGTTCTCGTAGTACGTGTCCATGCCGTCTATCCTTGCGTGGTTGTGTAGTTGGATGAACTCGTCCATCGCCACACCTAGTGTATCCAACATGGCATCAAAGTCGTCCCTTTGGTATAACACCTCGGTAAACTTTACCTCGTGGTTGCACAATTCGGGGATGCAGTACGAGTCCCACTCTCCGTTCTCAATCTTGTTGTCCGCATACTCAATAGCCTCGTTGATTGGCACATTAACGTATGGGCAGTTTGCGTAGATTTCATTGGGCACCTCGCTGACGAACACGTCGTTGTAGTAGATGGCTACCAATTGAAATGGCTGGTCACTTTGACTCGGCAGTCCAAGTCCCTTGTTGATACCGAGGAACATTGCCTTTGACTCTAGGTCATCCAAGAAACCGACCTCGATTCCATAGGTTGAGGACTCATTCACGATGCCGTTCTCTACTAGTCTCTCGCTGTTGTCCTCGTGCAGTTCGTACACCTCCTTGCTCATGTTCATCAAGTCGGGCACCTCTAATGAAAGTACTTGTTGGTAAATGAATCCATCCATGTCATAATACGTTTCGCAAGATGCCAAGTTTAGATTTTTCTTCTGGGTGTTTGTTAGTTTGTTCATGTCTTTTGTTGTTTTGGTTAAGACATGGATGATTGCTCACCCATGTTTCGACTATTGAAGTCTCTTCAGTTAACCTTGGTCTCCCTCTCTCATTAATCTGTACTCTGACCCACTAGCGCAGTCCCATATGGCCTCTTGGTCATGGTGCTTGCCTAGGACGATGGCGACCTCCTTGGTCTGCACGTTCTCTGAAATGTCAAAGATGAATCGG